GAGCATTAGAAACATCCATAATACGCTGACGTTGAAATGGAATGTCATGCCCACCAGTTCTAGGATTGATTTCTTCAATGTATATAAGGCGTGCAATATCATCTCCTGCATTATCCCCCAGAGGCTTCTCCCGTTGCCATCCTGTAATAACAGTAGAGTTAACAGATTTACCAACATCAACACCGATAGTGATGTTAGGACCATAATCTCGTCCCGGCTCAAGGGACTCTGGTGTGGTGACTTCGTACTCATGTAAACATGCCTTTATTTTTTCTGGATTAAATACATTCGATACAGACTCTACAAATTCACATTCATATTCAGTTCTCCAGTATATGGAGTCTTCACCCCATTCCATCATCTTCTCTAACATGTCCTCTTCAGTATAAGGAGCTGAATAAGCGTCTCCTGCTTTCACTGCATCTCTCCACGTATATACTAAGCGCGAAAAGGTACCTGCATATGCATCATCGTATAAATAGCGCCACATATGATTATCTTTTGACTTAGGTGTACCTAAATTGATAAATGGAGCTTTATTCGATACTATAGCTGGTTCTACGTTATCTACAAACAGTTTATCGTCTATGAGCGGAGACTCATCTACTATACATAAAGTAGGATGTTGTCCACGTATAGCCTGTCCTTGATTACTAGGCGCTAATGGAGCTCTACGCATCATAGTGCCCCCCTTCATGCGTATATGGGGCTTATTGTGAAATTTATAATTATCTACTAGGCTATCTAGAAATTTATTATCTTTAAAGTTCCTATATACATATCCAAAGATTAGTGCTGCTTGGTCCTCTGATGGAGCCAATACAAATATTAAATCTCGAAATCTTTTGAAAAACATGTAGATAGTAACAGCTACAGCTAGGGCGTATGACTTTCCACTACCACGTGGTGCCAAGATTGCTAACTTTCGTTGTTTACCACTTTTAGGAAATGTTAGTGATTTCACTATTATATCCTCTTGAAGGGGCCTTAACTTTAAAGCCCGTTGTTTATTATCAATAAGATACGCGCCACAAAATGCACGTATCAATTTTCTCATCTTGTCTTCGCTCTGTCTACACTTATCGAATATTTCCTCTAATCCTCTTGAATCGTAAGTACCCTTACCGGTCAGTGCCGCTTGGAGTGTCTTCGATTCGTTCTTTACTGGTAGACTCATCATTTAAATCCTCTAGGAAGGAAGCAAATCCTTCTGTTTTCTTTTCAACTACACTAGGAATTTCAATATTCAACGCTCTGAATTCCGTATGTATGTCTTTAACGATTGCATTTCTTTGGCGCAAGAGCTCTGTTCGTAGGTTAATATCCCGAATATGTACAGAAATTTCTTCCCACAAAATGTCTTCAAGAGCAAGATTGCGCGCCAGAAGACGGACAAGCTCTTTATGCCTCGCATATTCTGCCTCTCCGACTCGCTGGCGTAACCGCTGCTCGTACTCTGTCTCGTTCAAAGTTTCTTAGCATTAACTAAGGCTTCTTTGACTTCTGTTTTGACTACAGCTGCGAATTTATCGTCATTCTGGTCATATACAGACAAGATTACATTTTTGAGCATTGCATCTTTTACATGCTTTTGTGCTAGTTCATCTAGCTTTTCGTAAGCTTTAACCTGTGCTGCTGTCATATGCTTATCTAATGTATCTATGATTTGGTCATCATACTTCTTTAGATAAGGCATTATTAACTTCTTTACAGCTGGTTGTGTGTATGCAATGTAAGCTGCAAGTAATCCAATAGCTAATAGAGCTACGAATAGCTCTGGGGAATCACTTATAGCGTCCATCAATCCGTCTAACATTCCAGATTCGCTTACGTCATCCGCGGTGGCATTTGATGTCACGTTGGTGTCTTCGTTTGTTGTGTTGTTTGTCATTGGTTTTCTCCATTGGTGGGGTAAGCCCTTGGACGCTGGCGTATGCCGGTCTCTGGAGCCTTGGCCCTAGCGGGCTCGCCCTTAATAATTAGGCGCTCACCCTATATAAGGATTTCTATTTAATCCCTTAATGTCTTCTTATGAGAGCGTGCTTGACGTGAACCGATGTTATGACCGTGATGTTCTCTACGTTCTATCTCTGATTCAGTGACGTCTCTTATCTGCTTCAATGCAGTTCCTTTAGATATAGCTTTCTTTTCTAGAGCGTGTGTTTTACCACCAACATGGCTGAAGACTTTCTCTCCAGACCCACTCTTTCTCATAGTTAGCGTTTTATCTATGTTGTATTTTTTATTTTGGTTTACCATTTTTATTCCTCTTAGTTTTTTTGGAAGGCTTTAAAGAAGGATATTTCCTGTAAACAGCTGCTCTAATCCCTGCTGGGCGTGGAGCGTTGTGGGCTAACTTAAGAGCTGATTCAGCTCTCTTCCTTGTATTGATAGGATAGCTTCCGGCTGGCGCGCCTCCAGAAGGTCCAGCAAATGCTTTAACCCCCTTATACTTTCCTACGTTAGAACCACCCTTTCTCTTACGAGCTGTTGCTTGCTTCTTCTTTGCGGCTGTGGTTTTTTTCCTTGGAGCCATATCTATGGTTCAGGTAAATCTTCTTCTTCTCCGGTCATGGATAAGTTCTTTAGCCATGCTACCGAAGTAGGAACTTCACGTGGAGCGATTTTACCGCTTCCATCTGAGAGCATAAATTGTTGGTCTTTTGAATTACCGGGCACATCGATAGCTTCGTTATGGGTTATAGGAAATCCTCTAACGGATTTCTTAGCCTCCATATCTGCAATCTCTGCTTCGGACGGTTTTTCAAAATATAACTTCATGTCCTTATTGTTTCCTGCGAAGTGTTCGCCTTTTAGTTCTGGGTCAGCCATTATTGCTCCTCCTCTTCTTCATCTTCTGCGTCAGCGCAGTTGCAGTTGCAGCAGCAAGCATCCATCTTTAATAGTAGGGCTTCTACTACTTCATGCAGACCAGCTACTTCATCCGCTAGTTTGAGTTGTTCGAAATCATTCATTTTTCTTTTCCTCTTCGTGTTCGTGGTCATCCCCATTACGGAATGTACCTTTTCTAGTTTGTTCTATTTGACTGTTCTGTTGAGCAGTCCATAATTCTAATACTTTATATATGATAACTAATGCAGGTGAACCTATAATCAGAAGTACTGACTTATATGATTCTATATCTTCTACTACCTCTGGATGTCTAAATGCCATCGTAACTAAGAATATAGATAGTCCTACCCATGCCATTACGACTGGTGCTGCTACTAATATCATCATGAAATTAGCGAAATTCCCATCAGGGTTTGCTGCGTCTGGTTTATGATTACTCATCTGTTGCCTCCACTCTTATCATTGGTATATCAAACTGTTGTTGAAATACATAATCCTCTAATTCTTCATCCCATACGAGTAATGCTACCCACATGGACCATGTACCTTCTGTCTCGTTAAGTTCTTCGAAAGTGAAGTTTAACCAGTGATAATCCCAGTCCACACCATTAACTGTTAAATGTATATCAGTCCAGTTATATTCACCAGACTCTGCATGCCATACGTCTACATAAAGTAACACAGACGTACTATAATCACTACAGTCAGTATCTATATCAGTCAATACAGATATACCAGTAGCATTGGGGTCTACCCAGAATACTGTCATATTATCTGTCTCTTCGTTATACCAACCGGGATAGAAATGTACTGATGTGTGGTTACCATGTTCTTCCTCATACTCACTTTCGTAATCACATGAACCATCATCTTCAGTAGCTTTATCATCATAATTATTAGCTTCTATATCTGTACAACCATAGATAGCAGCGGTTTCATTACCATTACCATTTGTACCATTGGGATTATCATTTATAACTACGCAACGTCCATCGTCATGCGTAGCATTGGGCTGATGATTCTCAGCCGCAGGATTAGTACATCCATATATGATAATCAGGAAGTTACAACTACCATCATCAAAAGTAGCTTTAGGATTATAATTGGTGGCGTCTACCTGTAAACAACCTCCTATGGGTCCTTCATCGTCCCCATTAAAATAATCACTGAGAATAGTCATGTTGGCTCCTCCACTAAGTAAGGCGAGCATAATAATAGTAATTATAGTTCCTATCTTCTTCCCCACTTTAGTTTCTCCTATCTTATCAGCAGCTTTGCCAATAGTCTCGAATAATTTTTCGTCATCTTCGTCAGGTTTCTTGGAGCCTCCTATGCCTAGAATTTCGCGTTCCTCCTCAGAAATCACGTTTATGGCTCCATAATCGTCGCGCGCCATGTATATGTTTTACACAACGCGCATATTTAAAGGTTTCCTTAGTCGAACTCTGGAAACTGCTTTTGGGCATCAAGTTCTATCTGTCCTTTGAATTTAGAATCAATATCCTTGTAGGTCTCTTTAGACTTCCTCTTATATTTGGGTTCCCACTTAGGAAGCGTTACATCGCAAGGTCCACCATTGCCTTTGTAAAATGAACACCATTTACAGAGATTCTGGGGCTTCTGCTCATACTTACCTTCATGCTCCTCACGTTCCTTAATAGCGTCATGCACAAATTTAATCAAATCTTTTGCTTCATCGAGCTGAGTCTGAGATATCTTAACAAAGAAAGTATCATCAAAGCGTAGATAATTAACGCCTACAAAATTAGGCATCTCACCCATCTCTAACGTATACAAGAAAGCGTAGATAATCAGCTGGCGATAATATTCCTCTGGTAAATAGGGCCCATAGCGCTTTGAGGTCTTATAGTCCAGCAAAGTAGTACCACCGTCGAAATCATTACATACTACATCGATGACTCCTACGATTGCATACTCATGTGATTTAACCCATCGTTCTGCATACTTTGGAGCTACAGCATTCCATGCTTGATATTTACTCTTATATATCTTCCACTTGACCATCTCAGTCAATTTCTTATTGACACTCTGTACAAAGTTCTGTAATAGTTGTTCAGTCTCTATATACATAGCGTCCATCTCTTCTTTGGTGTGAACTTCCCATAACCATTTATGCTTGGCTATCTTCTCTTCCCAACCTTTTTCGAACTCACCTTGAATCCAAATGGCTGGACCACCTTTCTCCCATTGAGGTAACGACTTGAACTTATTCTTAAATAAATTTTCTAATACTTTATGTACCAGAGTTCCGCGGAATAAGTGTATCGTTTTCTTTTCGGGAAGCTTGCTTATATACTTGTAGTAAAATTCTCTTGGACATTTCATATATGTATTTATTTTACTAGGGCTCAGTCTCATGTGGCTTGGTGTCCACTTAGGTTCTTCTGTCATGTTAATATTTCTCCAATTTCGTTTAGTAATTTAAGTGCGCTGTTGTAAGCAAATCTACCTTGTTCGTCGCTTACCTTCAGCCTGAATGGTATCATTCTAATTAAATGAAGTGCAGTATAGAAATATATCTTAGCTCTTAATATTTCTTCATCTTCATCTAATATCTTACTCCATAGATTGATATACCCTTCAATCTGAGGAGAGTCTAAAGAAAAGTCAAATGATTGTAGTTCTTCATCTGGTAACTTAGACCATGTTTCATAATATGTTATAAGGGATTGAAACATCTTTCCCATATCTAATTCCATAGCATCCATATACTCTGCTCCATCCATATCTATTAGTTTAACATCGTCATTCTTTTCATCAACTAGAATGTTCTCAAATGTTAAATCTCCATGAATAGGACATAAGCTCTTGGGTGCAAGTATCCAACCAAATGAATTTAAACATTCATCTAATAATAAGCGTAGTCTTCCTGAATGGTCTAAGAGTTCAGCCTTCTTATAGACCTTTTGTTCTAGATGCTGGCGTAACCAATCTCGACCATCTGTTAGAGTTGCTTTGTAATTATATATATTCTTAGTTAGTAATTTAAGTAACTTCTCTATAACCCTATATTGTAGTTGGTGGTTGCAGTTGGATAGAAGTTTATAATCTTGTAAGTATTCCATCTCATAATAATATTCAAAAGAATTGTCTTCTTCTGCTGTAACACTAGGTACTAAAGAATTATAGAACGTCTTAAACCTTCCTAGTTCATTGCATTGCTTCTTTAATTTAATATAACCCAATTCTAGATTATCAGACTTAGAAGCAGTCTTTCTAACAAACTTCTGGTCATCATGTTCTACTAATAGAGTATCAGCAAAGGAGCCACCCTTCATACGTTCAATAATATTTACATGAGGTATAGAAACCTCAAGGTCTAATATACCTTCGTTACGTTTAACTTCAAAGGCACGAGCAGATGGTCTTAGAAACTCAGACGGTTTACGGTCATTAATTACCACACGTGGGCCTGAAGATAGGTCCATGATTAATTCATCATATACTATATTGTTTCTTAATAACTGAGACACTAAGTATTCACGATTCAAACTGTTGCGTGCTGTACTTAGGACAATATAATAACCTTCTTCTTTCCATTCCTTTAATTTAGGAACTACTCCATCTAATACTTTAATACCCATAGTAGTTGGAGAATCCTCATGTACTATCACAGTTCCATCCAAATCACAGAATATAGTTCCTTTAGTTTCCTCAGATAGAGTCTTCTTCAATCTTTCTGGGTCTCCAAAGAATTTAGCCCAGTCTACCTTTACAGCGTGTACTCTCGCTCCAGCTTCAATCTGTGCTGCTACTATATCTGAAACATTCTTATTGCTATATGAATTAAAAGCCTCTATATGTTTTATCCACACACATCCTATCACTCCAAAGAATTCCCCAGCACTATCTGGTAATTTCTTTTCTGCTATACCTGTAACCTTTCCTGTGTTAGTAACAGAAGCTATACTCCAAGATTTGATATTTTCTCCACGTAGTGGCCACACAGGTAGTATAACATCATGGTCGTGACTTCCTAATGATTTAAAAAGATTGTCAACGTGTAGTGCGTGGTCACAATCACAAATGATTGCAGGACCTCTAATATTCTTTTCTTTAATAACCATCCGAACAGTTTCAGCTGGTCCACTAGTCTCCTTCTTTAACATACAAATATCAAAAGATACTTGAGGAAAGGATTTGCGTAAATTCTCACTAACGTTATATGTTTCTTCTTGTTCTTTGAGATATACAAATATTACTTTTTTAAGATAAGGTAACCACTTCCTAAATGGTTCAAAGGCTAATTCTATAAATGTACCATGACTATTAACTTCTAAGAAAGGTTTAAAGGTCTCACCAAAGCGAGCACCCTTACCAGCCATAGGAAATATTAATGTAGTATCATTCATAGCCAAAAAGACCCTCCGCATCTTTAAGAAACATTTGAACTGTCTCTTTAGTATACGGATGTACAATCATACTTGCTAGTATATCTGGGGGCACTGTAACTATATGTGCTCCACTGTGTAACCATTCCATAACATTAAACTGCTCTCTCACTGAACCTACAATTATACGAGCTTCTAAAGAGAATTCTGCAAGTAACACTCTGAGTTTACTTATCTCTTCTTTACAATCATAACCCATGTTATTCACTCTTCCTCCAAATAAAGAAACAAAGGTAGCTCCAGCAGATGCTGCTAAGAAACATTGTTCTACATTCATCATAGCTGTAACATTTACATCTATACCTTGTTGGGTTAAGTCGTGTATTAACTTAAGATTAGGTTCACCATTAGGGCCGTGTATAGTTATTTTAATATTTATATTTTCTCCCCATGTATGAAACTCAATAGCTTGTTCGTAGGCTTCCTGCATATCATTAGTCGTCACTTCTACAGAAACGGGATAAGGATTTATTATCTCACTTATCTCTATAATACGTTTCTTTATATCTTTCACTCCATCCTTCTTCATTATAGTAGGGTTAGTTGTTACGCCACGGATGATTCCCATTTCGTGGAATCTTTTTATTTCCGTGACGTCAGAGGAATCTAGAAAGAT